ACATTTAAAGTAGAGCCTACTGATAAAGCAGCAGATACAGCTAAACTTCCACCTACTCTACCATCAGTAATTAGTTCTGCTGTAATACCTGTAAGATTTGATCCATCACCATAGTAAGCACTAGCACATACACCAGCATTTTCAAACTTGACTTGTGTACCAACTGCTGTTAAATTACCAGCTATAGATACATCACCACCTGCAATAATTCCATTTACAGATATGTTTCCACTAATCTCTCCACCCGGTAAATTAGTTAAGTTAGATCCATCTCCATAGTATGCTGAAGCACATACACGAGCACTAGCAGCTTGAAGATTAGTACCAAGAATAGTTACAGTATCACCAACTACTAAACCACCACTTACAGAAACTGCTCCACTAAATCCAGCATTACCTGTAGCTCTAAATGTTCCACCTATTGAAGCAGAAGTAGCTACATCAAGCCGACCACTAACTGATACATCATTTTTAAATTCTGTCTTAGATGTAAATGTACCTGTACCAGCAACATTAAACGTACCGCCTACAGTTACGTTATTCTTAGCAGCTAATGCATTCTCTACAGTTACAGTAGATTTAAATGTTGCTGCACCTACAGCCGTAACTGTACTATTAAATTGTGCTGCACCAGAAACTGTAACAGTAGAACCAAACTGTGCAGCTCCACCTACAGATACAGCAGCTTTTAAATGTGTTGCACCTACTACTGTTGTTGTTCCAGATACTTGTAGATTACCACCAACAACAGCATTGCTAACAGATATGTTACCTGCTATAGTCGCAGTAACGCCAGTAATATTAGAACCATCACCATAAAAAGCACTAGCACAAACTCTATCGTCAGCATGAATATTACCTCGCACAGATACGTTGCCAGAAACGGCTGCATCACCAGTAACTTTAATTGCACTGACTGCAACTTGTAATGCTGTATTTGTTCCATCTCCTGTTTGTACAGGTTTTAAAGAAGTATCAACTCCTGTATTACTTACAGCAGAGCTTACAAGTATAAGTTGTTTATAAGTATTAGATACAAGTTTATTAGTTAAATCTGTCATATCTGTTGCCACCTAGTATCTGTGTCTGCCCATGTTGTTGTTACTTGGCTCCAAGTTAGATTTCTTCCACCTATATCTGGCCTTGGATTAAGTATAGCAGGATTGTCTCTAACATCTGGAACATGATTTTGTGGGTGATTTTTTAAATCATATTGCCCTTCATAGTCTTGTGGGCATACTAACATCCCATAACTATTCATTCTCATTTGTCTATGTGGATAAACAAACCCACATGTATCACACATTGCTAATGCATTTTTAGTGCTTGCCATTATATATATCCTAACTTTGGAACTATATGCATAGAAGCTCTTTGCCTATCTTCTTCCATAGCTCTCATAAGAAGTTCTTCATAATTAGCTTTTAACATTTGTATACGATCAGGAGCTACTAATGGACGTTTCATTGACATATAGTATGCAAGTCCCATAGTCAAGCAAGGTAAAAATCTTTTTGGTATATCTGCATTTTGTGTAGCAGACTTATTTATATCTTGAAGTTCTCTAAAGATTTCAAGCTTAACACTGTCACTTGAGTTATCTGGTAGAGGCCACAGTCGTAGTACAGGATTGTCTCGTTCTCTTCTTATACTATATTGGCTTGGTCTACCTGTCTGTGTCTTATTTGGAATTAAAAGATATTCTTCAGATGTGATACGCTCTAGTTGTGTATCAGTATTATCTTTACTATATACAACTTCAAGAGCATCTATCGTAGAACTATCAAGAGAGTAAGAAGCTGTACTTGCTGCAACTGTAAAAGAAGAAGTTGAAGTAGTCCACAACATAACACCACGGTTCTGCCAATCTTTTAACATAAGATTAATAGAACGTCTAGCAGATGCTGGTTCATGGCCTAGAGTACTCTCTCCACCAATCATCTCTGTAGCTTCTTGAATAACTTCATCTATGTCTAGATTAAAGTTATATGTTCCTGATACCGCCATTATTTTCTATACCTTGCTGTTTTCCTAGCTATTTTCTTTGGCTGCTTTACGAACTGCTTCCCGGCAGCAGTCCCTTTTCGCTTTGCTTTTGTGGTCGCTGCATACTCTTTGGATGTTAGTGATTTGATCGCCTTCTCTGGCAAATATCTTTCGCCAGTAACGCTTGACGGCTTTCCAGATTTTGTTCTCCATTTCTGTTTGCTCCATTTAGAAAGTTTATTTGTACTTTTCTTTTTGGGTCCAGAATAACTTCCACCAGCATCTTTATAATATTTAACTGCAAGTTGCATAGCACGAGCAGAGTGTTTCCCACCCATCTTTGCTTTTGCTCTTGCCTTTGCCGCAGCCCACTTCTTGGGATCACGCTTTGTAGCAACTCCTGATTTCTTTTTAGCAGCCATACTTAACGAGTACGTCCACCACGTTTACGTTTGACCGTACCACCTTTAGATTTATATTTAGTTTTCATAGCCATACCACCGCCCATTTTACGAACAGTGCCACCTGCTTTTTTATTACTTACTTTTTTATATGGTCCCTTTGAATACATTGGCATTAGCATCTCCATCGTTTACGTGCTTGTCTCAAGCGGCTGTTTGGATTCTTAGCTGCTTTTGGAAACTTTTTCATTTGTCCTGCTGATCTTGCACAAAAAGATTTACGTCTTGCTGCACGTTTACCAGTAGGGTTTGACTCTGTTACTGCTGTTTTTAATTTAGAGCCGGGATTCTTTCTTCTATAAGCTGCAACACCTTTCGCAGTCATACCTGCACCAGACTTAGTAGGACGCTTGTGACCACCTCCTATAGTAAGTCCTTTCATTCCTGTACCTTTTCTTTTTCTTTTACGTACAGCCATGTTACACCTTTATGTAAGTATCTTTATACTTTTCAAATATATAGTGACATAGGTCAGCCCAATATACTTTAAAGTCTGTATAGTCTTCACGATTAGGTTTAACTATATCATAATTTATTTTACTACTGTCAATATCTACAGCCATCAATACATCTTATCTGAGTAAGTAGCATTGCCAAAACCTTTCATAGCTTGGCCTACACCACGAACTTTACCGCCCATGTTACGTTTTACTTTGCCACCGTATTTACGAATTTCAAATCCACCCATTTCCATAATTTCTTTTTCAGTAGGTGGTACACCTCTAGCAGTAAGTCCCATACGATCTGCTACATCTTGTCTTGCTGGTGCAAATTCTCCTGTCTCTACAAGACGACTCTTACCACCTTTACCGGGACGTACCTTTGCTTTACCTTGAGCAACAAGACTACGCCTACGTGCAGGAGAAACCTTTTCAGGAAGCTTGGCTTTAGATAGAAGTGGTCCTTGTTCTACCTCTTGTCCTTTTGGTCCTGTCTTACGTCTACCAGCTAAAACATTAGAATCTCTAAGATCTGACATTTCATCTCGTTTTTGAGATTTAATTAAACGATTTAGTTCGCTTTGTTCAGCTTTAGTTCTTTTTACTTTAGGAGCTTTTGGTTTTTTAGGTGCAGCTTCTTTGATAGCTGCTTTTAACTCAGCATCAGATTTCTTTTTTGCTGCTGTTAAAGAGATGCCTAATACCTTTGCACCTTTCTTCTGAAGATCAGTAGCAGCTTTTACTCCACGAGCTTTACGTCTTCTACCTCTTGCAGCACCTTTAGTGGTGACACCTGTTCGTTTAAGTGTTTTAGCCATAACTAGCCCTCCACTTTAAAAGCTTTACCTTGAGTGTAATCTTCATCTACAACTACATCTTGAGGTTTACCTTTTACATCTGGACCTTTACGTGCAGCACCATAGCCTTGTCCAGTAGGTCTACCTACAACCTCATCTAGATTAGCTGGGTATTTTAAAAGTGTATATGGACCCCTCATTTCTTTCTCCTTTTCTTACGAGCTTCACTTAAAGCAATCGCTATAGCTTGTTTTCTTTTTGTAACTTTTTTTCCAGAACCACTTTTAAGTGTTCCCTTTTTATATTCTTTCATTACCTTTTTAACTTTAGGTTTACTTACCTGTTGTCTAATACTTGACCTATTAGTCATAACAAGAAGCTACTAAGTCTTTACCAGACATGCTAGAACTAATTGAACCACCTTTTTTCTTTTTAATAACTTGTCCACCAGTTTTTGCATAACCCATCTTATTACGAACTCTTGTTGGTAGTTTAGCTAGACCGGGATTTTTCTGTGCATTAACAGTTTTTAAAGTTTGACCGCCACCAGCTTTTGAAATTTTTTTACCTCTTACTTTTGATCGTCCACCCGGACCACCCCTAGATTTCATATCTTTAATAGAATTTCTTAAAGCCGTAATACGTTGTTTATTTTTATTTATAAATTTTAACTTTGCTGTTCCTGATAAATTAGCAACTTGTTCTTCATATTTTGCTAATTGATCTTTCTTTATTTTTAAAGCTTTATCAAACTCATTTGCTTTTTTAGCTGCTACTTGAGAAGATCGTATTTTAGTATCAGCAGCTTCAGCAGTTGCTCCTTGTGTCCCCATTGCTGGTTGATTTGGATCAGCAGCAGCCTGACCTTCACCTTTTCTTGCTTTTTTAGCAGCAGGAGTATTTTGTTGTTTTGCCCCTGCTCGTCTTGATGTTGGAGATGCAACTTCTCTCATAACACCTGAACCTGTATCTGTAGACATACGCACTCTTTTGCCTTCTTCATTTAAACGAGTGGCACTTTTAGTACCACCTTTTAAAGCTGAACCTGCTCTTCTTCCTCTTGCAGAACCTCTAGTACTTCTACCTTTTCCTGTTATTGATCTTATTCCTCTTGGCATTTTAGCTCCCTCCTTGTTGTATTGTGTTAGGACCACCAGCAGGTGAAGCTGCAACAGCCATATCATCCTGTCTAGTACGTCTAGATTGATTACGTAATGCTTGAATTTGTTCTATGTATTGCTGCTGCCAAAATGTAACTGTACTCCAATCTTTATTAAAAGCTGTAGCTTCTGCCAAGCAAGCATTAAATAATGCATTATAACAATACTCACTAAAGTAATTAGAAGTTGTTACACTTGTACCTGTTGCAGATGCAAGAGCAAGTGGTTGTGATTGAGTTTGTATTTCAACAGTTAAAGTAGAAACTGGTGTTGGCACTATCTTAATTGTTGAATTATTCTTTCTTGTATAATATCTGGGTGTACCAGTTGATGCACTCACAGGCCAATAGTCATTGACATATTCAATAGTTCGTGG